ACGATACTAATTAGCCCACTCTGTTCCATAGTAGGAGCAGATAAGTTCATATACCATATTACACACTTATATAATAATACTATGTAAACTGTTAAAAACAATCTTGGAAATATTCTCCAAGCGTCAACAGCTCTTGCCATATGAATTAATTTAGCATATGGATTTACACCAAGGTCTTTGATAGAAGTATCTACTTCTAAATCTACAACCACTTTTTGTTTTGGTGTTGCGACTTTTACATCTTTTATTTCTTCAGCCATTACTTCCTCTCTCGTTCTCTTTTTTCTTTTTCTTCCTTGATATATGCTATCAACAAGTTTACATATATCTCCCTTTCCCACGGTACCATATCATTTAATTCGGTTAATGAATATTTATGATGTTGCATTAACGAAAAATTTACTTGATAATGGTTTTCAAGCGTGTCATGTGATAGGGCTACCCGAAAAAATCGGAAAGACCTGATAATGTAATCTTACTTTTTACCTTCGTTTTAGGGTTTTCAACTTCAATCTCATGCATTAATTTAGGCATAGTCTCATAAAATCTCTGTATTTTTTTAAAAGATTTACTATCTAAACTCTCTACAAATTGGTCAAGTTCTTCTTTAGTATAATCTTTTGCCATGTGTACCTTATCACCTTCAAAAATTTGGTATATACCCTCACCAATTACATTAAACAATGCCTTTGTATTTTGTTTACTATAATCTTTAGTAGGGTCAACTGAAGCTAGAGTAGGATATCTCATCAATACACCTATTTTCTTATCTTCATCTACCATAATTTTATTATTATGTTCATCATCTACTTGTACATCTACTGTAGATAAATCTACTTCAACCTCTGCATAATCTTTTTTTGTGTCAGGACATAAAACTTTAAGTTTTGCTACCTCACCTACTGATTTAGACCTGATTTGTAAAAACACATATTCTAAATCAAATGTTGGTAACTCATCTACATTTAATTGTCCATATGTACATACACTAACTATATCTTTTAATGCTTGTACAATTTGTTTTTGTTCTTGCGACTCCATTGCTTGTAATAAAATCTTTTCTTCTTTTACAAGAAAGGGTCTATACTTTACTTTCACATCACTTGATGGTAATGTCAATTCAAAAGTATTTGTTTCCAATACTGGCAATGCCATAATATTATCTCCTTATTATTAACCAAAAGGTGGAAATAATCTTCCACCTGTAACTCTACCAATCGGTAGATTTCTTCTAGTTGTCTGTAATATATCTCTGCCTGCTCTTCTTATTTCAGGAGGCAGATTGCTTAAAATACCACCAAACAATCCAAAATCTGTACTTGCTTTTATCGTGGGTTTATCACCACTCGCTTGACCTATTGTTGCACCATTAACTTGGTCTATTGTCAAATTCGCCCATGTTCTAAAGTTAAGTGTAACTGGTACCTCTACGACAGTATTATTACTACCATAAGCATAATCTATCGGACTAATTGTTTGAGGATAAACTTCAAACAATCTTACTGCGTATGTGACTCTAGCGTCATCATCACCTTTTGCGTCAAACTGACCTAATTGAAATATATCAATTGAACCAACATAATCATCATAATATCTCATGTCGTGGGTCTCTGTGCTAAAAATTTGTTTCTGCCAATTTTCCCAAAACATTCTTTGTCTTAAAAACTTATCACCAAAAAATGTCATCTCTATTTCACCACTATAAGAATATGCATAAGGCATTTCTCTTTTAGGTCCATAATGTCTAACTGATTGTGTATTTACATCTCTACTTGGCATGGTAACTTTGTTACACATCATTTGCATATTTTCTCTCATTGTGTTACCAGTTAATTCGTTAGCATTTGAGTTTCTATGTTCTAATCTTTCTCTTTGCATAGGTGGCCCACCTGGCTCAAGAGTTAGTTTTTGAGGTGGATTAATTATGACATAAAACCTATTTGGTCTTGCCAAACCCTCACCTTGATTTATCTGTGCCTCAAATCTTTGTAGTACACCAGAACCACCAGGTTTTCTTTGTAATCTAGGGTCGCCTGCAATATCAGCCAATGATTTATCTCTTGGTAAACCAAGTCTAATATCAAAGTTACCTATTCTACGACCACCTCTTAAAATTGCCATTACAGTATTTTTCCTTTATTTGGTCCTTTTTTAATTCTGTATCTTTGTGTACCTGTGGCACCAATCTCAACTTCTTGTCTCAAAGATTTAGATAGTTCTAATTCTTTTTTATGTTTGTTAATTTTGTTAGTATGTTCCACTAGTTGTTTTGTTCTATCTCTGTCCATTAAAAATTCTTTCTAGCTGCCGAAAATACACCACCAATTGTTTTGCCTGTAAACTGAGCAACTGGTAGATAGGCTGCTAATGCCATCTCGTTCACATCTACTCTCAAAAAGTTTGACCTTACTTGTGAATATAGATATCTCTTAATCGCCACTTTGGTATATTTATTACCTTTTATTGAGTTGTATGAAGCTATTATTTTAGTTGATTGGTCAAACTTACTGTTTGTTGCGTAACCTTGTAATTGTTGTAAAAATGCAAATCTAGCACCATAAGGCAGATAATGAAAATTTAAACCTATAAAACCACCTTTCATAGGCTCTAATGGCAATACTAATGGGAAAGTATCGTAATATGGTAGTCTGTTTTTTGTTTTGGGGTCATAGTAAAACATGGCCATACGACCTGCACTAGGTCTGCCTAGTTGTTTGCCTGATTGCATTAATGCACCAGCACTACTTCTATCTGCAATTAATGATACAGCATTTCTGTACCAACTCGCACTTTTAAGTTTGTTACCTTGTAAATCTTTTAGTGGTTCAAATATATCTATTGCCATACCACTATTTATAAGAAAACCCCTAGCGATTTCTCGCTAGGGGTCAATGCTTTCAGTAATAGAGAGAAAGGATTAATCTTCGTCTGCTAATTTACTAAAGTAATCAAGGGTATCATCCTCGTCACTAGCAGGCTTAGATTCGCTTACCTTTGGCATTTCCACGGAAGTTGTAGTCTGTGGTGGGAGGTCTACAGAATCTACTGTCGCCGTGCTTTGCGTTCCCGTAATAACCCTATTCAGTTTCTCTTTGAGTTCATCATAGGTCTTAAAATTACTAGGGTCAACAAATGGTTTTAGAGGGTGTTGTTTTTCCCAAATAGCTTTGATATCGTCATCTGACTCTTTCAATGCTGTAACACCTTCAAATTCGGATTTGTCATAGTTCCAATAACCATCAACTTTTCTAATTTTTAGTTTAAAGTTTGCACCTTTCCAAAAATCAAATGGGTTGATTGCTTGTTCATCTTCAAACGCTGGTTGCATGGCTTCGGTAATCTTATCAAAGATTTTCTTACCAAACTTGTACAGTTTTACCTGTCCTTCGTTTTCAGGATGTTTAGGGTCTGAAACAATAAAGATATTTGCATAGTAAGATAATTTTCTTTTTCTCTTTCTAGCAATTTCTTTATCACTATCAACACCAGTATTCCACAATCTAGTATTTTCTTCACTAACAGGATCCTTTTGATTAAGGGTTGTTAATGAGTTCTCAATAAACCAACCACCTTTGTCTTGAAAGGCATGTGTCCAAACTCTCTGCCATGGCATTTCTTCGCCATTAGAAGCAGGTAAAAATCTAATAACAGCATAACCGTTACCAGTTTTATCTAGTTCAGGTTTCCACAACCTGTCGTCCTGATACTTATTGTTTGATTGTTGTTTCTCTGGTGTCATTTTAGTTTCCAGAGCCTTCGTGATTGCGTCAAAGTTACTTGACGACTTTTTTAGACTTTCAAAATCCATAATTTTCTCCTTTGTATTTTATGTGTTCGTTGTCTTCGTGTGACCTGTATTATCGGCCTCATTATTATTTATAACAGTTATAGTCTCTGCCGTTAAATAATTCATTACATTTCCAGGTGTTGAAACCTCATATGGGTCGTCATCATCTGAAAAATTATTAAAACCAGGTTCTTCAAACATCTTCTCAACTTCGCCATCATTTATAATAGCTGCATATCTCCAAGACCTTTGACCAAATCCTTGTGCTGGTTTATTTACTAACATTCCCATGTTTCTAGTAAATGTACCACAACCATCTGGTATCATTTTCACCTGTGTTATTCCTAAATCTCTTGCCCAAGCATTCATTACAAAAGCGTCATTTACTGATATACAATATACATCATCTATTCCCTTTTCTTTGAAGTCTAGGAACATATTATCGTAAGTTGGCAATTGTTGACCTGAACATGTTGGTGTAAATGCACCAGGCAAACTGAATAATAAAATTCTTTTACCTGCAAATAGTTCATCTGTAGTTTTATCTACCCATGAACCACCTATAAATGAACAGCCACCTATTTCATCTGTGTCGCCAATTCTAAATTTAAATGTATGTTGCTTCATATAATCCTCTATTAGTTAAAAAAATATGCGTCTGTCGTGGGATTGTTGGATTACCCACAATTTTCCAGGAAGTGTCCAATCTGATAAGAGATAGGTCCCTACTTGAAACTAAACAAGGTGTCTTCAGCCATTCGGCCATAACCCTCCTTGCCCATGCCTTTAGTCCACTTAAACTATGTTCAGCCAGACAGATAAAATTACTTGCAAATAAGATTACTTTACGCATATTGTTTACTAATATACACCATTTAAGCTAAATTGTCAAGCGTGGAATAGTCGGCATATACTATATTTTTTCGCTCTTTCCACTCTTCTATAGGACCGTTTACTTTATCACGGCCGTCATTAAATCTGTTAATTTTGATGAAATCTATATTGGGGTTCCAGTCTGCTAGAGTATACCATTGTCTAATCCAGTTGATGGCAGGCGTAGGACCGTTCTCCTTTGAGACATAATGTTTGGTACTCTTAAATAGATTGTTTACCTTGTCGTCTGTACTGTATAAGTCGTGTCCTATGAGATATACTTGGTCTGGTTTCTCTCTCTCAATAGCTACATAACCTGCACTTGCACCACAAGCCCAACCATGGTCTTTTGGTTTCATAATATCGGACAATGATGTTGACTTATCATTCTCTGTAATCCATGATACTTTGATTGTAGAGTTTTGAATTTGTTTTTTAAACTTCTCACCATTTCTTTTTACCATGTCAACAATACCACTTAATGATGACCCATGCATTACATATTCTTTAGCATTGCCTCTTTCATTACTTACTAATACATCTTTTAAATGTTTCTCTGCCTCTATCTTATCCATACCACCTAGTATCATTTGTTCGTATGTCATGGCAGGCACTTTAGTCCAATCTCTTAAATAAGTTGGAATAATATCTGCTACACCAGCATGATATATCTCATGCATAATACCATGGTCAACAGCAGTAATAACATCTGGCATAAACTCTCTGTAGATTGCATTACATCCATAGATAGTACCATATTGTCGTAGATTTGCTAAATCAAATCCTTTTCTACTTTCACCATTACCAATTATAAAAACTCTTTTCAAATCCACCCCATTGCTACAAACCAACCAAATACATTTACTATACTAAAGTAACCAACTAACATTGTTGGCCATGCTAGTTTTCTTCTATAGTGAGCATACACAGCTGTTAAACTACCAATAAAATAACCTGGATAGATGTATCTCATATCAGGATTATCTGCTGTAAAAGCCATAGCCATACTTGCAATGACTATAAAAACAAAACTTACAAGTTCATAATAAAATGCTATCTTATCTGATTCGTAAGATGATAACCAAAATTCTTTAATCTTATTCATGTTAACCTCCAAAATAATGATTTAATAAACCAGAAGCATAAACAAATATTGCAACTGCATTTAAGAATATTAAAGCACGGTCATGCCATAACATTCCAACTATCAACCAACCAGTAACTCCTATACCATGTACAATAATGTTTACAGGAAATATGTTTGCACTTGTCAATGCCATTCCAACAATAATGAATACACTAGATACCCATTTTATATACCATGATAAGTCACCTTTTGGTGTAATCTTTTTATATACTCTAGTTGATTTTAAATCTTTGATTTTATCATCTAGTTTTCTATATACTTCATCTTTTGTCATTTACAAATACATCTTTCATAATTAATTTCACTTGTGTTTCATTATATCGGACAAAGGGTCTGAGCTTTGTGAGTGTGTGTTTAATTTTCGGCCAAACAACTTTCTCTTTAATTTCCTTATCCCATGTCTTACTAAACGATAATATTGTGTCAAGTATGATGGTGGTCTGGATGTGAATTTTCCGTTGGATATGTAATCGTAGAATTCTAGGATGTTGTCCGCTATGTACATCAAAGCCATCATTAAAAAGAATAGACTTGTTGTCAAAATCATTACGAATAGCCACACAATCGTTCCTAAAATGGTAGTCAAAGTTGTCTTTGTATTTTCTATACTTGGTAAAATTTTCAGCACCTTCATTATTTACAATATTCCCCACCCACTTATTGCCATCAATAGCAAAATTACTAACAAAGAAATCAAGTATGTCTCGCTCAGGATATCTTTTAGAAAGTTTATGAAAAAAGTACCTATCTGGCCTTTTTGTAAAGCTGTCCAACTTAGCAGTAACCCTACCTGAATATTTGTGGTAATCATAATCAGAGGTAAAATGATTTTTGACTGCCAAATATGTTTTATATACATCAAATCCACCATACATCATAACTTATATTCAAAATTTTGTGTCTCATCATTTATATGTACCTGTTTAGCACCGTTTTTAATATGAAAATGAGTAGCCATTGGTGTCAATGGTGATAGAGTTACCAATCTTTTTACTTCTTGTTTCTTTGCCCAATCACCTAATTTTTGTATTATCTCTCTACCTGCACCTCTTTTTCTTGACCATACAGTATAAGCAACTGCAATCTCGCCTTTAGGAGTATGTTTATTAATTATATCAACTGTTAGTGATTCTTTATCTTTAAATTCTACATAAGGATATGCAGCTCTTGACATATAATCCATTTCTCTTACAGTAAATGGTACTTCAGGACACATTGCAACACAAACAATTGCTTCAATTTCATTATTATATTTTAAACCAAATATTTTTCTACCATGTGTAATTCTAAATGACAAATCTAATTCAGGTCTGACCGGGTCTTCATTCGTATCAATGGTAGTTAATTCTACTAACTCTGTACCCTTGACCCATTTAAAAAAATCATCTATTGTATTTTTATATTTTTTCATCTAATAATTCTTTCGCACTTATAGGAAAATGGTCTAATAAATGTCTAGCCATTTGTTGAGTTATCATTCTTGTTTCTTCTTGTGAATCTTCTTTGTTTCTTAAATTGCATACACGAGCAAATGCCATTAAAGAACCAGTCCAATACCACTCTGTCATCATATTTTGAGGTAGTATCATTCTTGCCATTTCAGGAGCAATGCCTTCTTCTAACATATAGTTATAAGTTCCTTTGCATTTATCTAACACCTCTGAAATATCAAATTCTATTTCTTTACTACTAGAGCCTTGTTTTTTATTAACTGGTTTACCACGCCATATAAATGGCATATAAAACTCGGGGTCATTATCTACATATCTTCTACTGACTTCATTCCATACTAAACCTACTTGATGTTTTACAAGTTGTCTTGCAACAAACACAGGTGCTTTAATTAGAAATTGTAAGG